CAGCTGTTTCGGAAATTATGAATATTAAAAAGATTCATGATAAGCCCAAGCAGATGGATGCTCGAAGGCACAAGGTTGTCGATATGGAAGGCAAAGTTGACACTGCCACCGAATTCGAATCTGCCTTGTTGCAAAAGGCTGTGATTGACTATGAAACGCGTTTGGCCACAATTCCTGAGGAGGAGTTGGCCAAGATTGGAAAGATTAGTGATGATGCTAACCTTGCGGGCATGGATGGAGTTGTCGGCGTGAATGCGATTAACTTTTCTACTTCAGTTGGTTTTCCCGGCAAGGGACCCAAAACACAGTATGTGGACAAGTCTGATCGCAAGGTTGAGGGTATATCATGCCCTCGTGATGTGGACCCAATGATTCTAGATGAAGTTCGGAAAATGGAAGAAAGGTTGTTGACGGGAGAGTCAATAAACACCATTTTTAAAGCTTCATTGAAGGATGAGCCTACCAAAATGACTAAGGACAAGGTGCGAGTATTTGCTGCTGCAAATTTTGCCTTTGTTTTCTTGGTGCGCAGGTATTTTCTAACTCTTGCTGCTTTGGTGCAGAGGAACAAGGTTGTCACTGAGTGTGCTGTTGGCACTGTCGTCCAATCACCTGAATGGACAGAGTTGTTTGAGCACATTGGAAAGCATGGTTGGGACCGTGCTATTGCTGGTGATTATGCCAAGTTTGATGGGCGGATGAGCCCTCAATTCATGTCAGCTGCTTTCAAGATTTTGATTAATCTAGCAGAAAAGAGTGGAAATTACGATGAGGATGATCTCACTGTTATGCGTGGCATTGCCACTGAGATCACTTATCCAACCTATGATTATTTTGGAACTTTGGTTCAGTTCATGGGATCAAATCCTTCCGGTCACCCATTGACTGTCATAATCAACAGTGTCGTGAATTCTTTGTATTTGCGATACTGCTGGTATGCTATTGCTCAGGAGAAGAAGTGGTGGAGGACACCTTTGTTTGGCGACAAGGTTTCCGCCATGACTTATGGGGATGACAACATTATGACCGTTGCGGAAGGGTATGATGACTTCAATCACACTGCTATTGCTGAGCAGTTGGCCAAAGTGAGCATCAAGTACACTATGGCCGACAAGGATGCTAAGTCCATTCCTTTCATTTCACTTAGTGAGGCTTCATTTTTGAAGCATTATGCTGTATGGGATGAGGAATTGAACTTGTACCGTTCGCCTGTCGAG